ACATCAGTAAGGTTTAATTGATATTTAACTTGTGTTTTTTCATCATCTTGACATGTAACATTAATATCAACGACTTCTCCAACAGAGACAGCACGTATATTAAGGAAAATATACTCTAAATCAAAACTTGCAAGATTATCAATTTTCACTCTTGATGAAATACATCCTTTCAATAAATTAAGAACTGCGTTTCTAATATTTTTTTCATCATCACTTTCAAGTGCTAAAAGTAACACTTTTTCTTCCTTTACTAAAAAAGGACGAAATTTTATCTTTTTCTTATTTGACGGAATTTCCAACTCATGTGTTGGCAAATCGACGGTTGGCAATGCCATAATATTTACTCCAAGGTCATATTTATATTTAGCGACTTTTTCAGACAAAAAATAGCGGGAAATTTTTTCCCGCTTTTATGGAATTGAAAAATCAAATTTGACTAGTCAAATCTGTTGTATCCATTCATCAATCCAATAGGAGAGTCGCCAGGATTAAGGAATGGGAATCGGAACATATTATTGACGTCACTATCAACGTAGTAATGTTTTGTGTAATAGAACTGTGCAGTCACTTTTGTTATTTGTCCTGCTCCAAATTGTAGTGGTACTGCATCAATAGCATACGGCCATGCTTTGTCTAAGATAAATGTTCCAGATGTTCTCTGACCAAAATTAAGTGCAGGTCCTAACTCAGTTTTAGATACATATATTGTTTTACAATAATCTGATGGATAATTTAGAGTAGTGGTTCTATTTTTTACTCTATTTGCCTGAGCATATGAATCCTCTAAACTATTTCCTCCTGATGACTCAAGTGTGCCATAGGGATTACCTTGAGAATCTCTTTCTTGAAAAATCTGTCCATACCAATCATATAAAAATTTTAATGGTGTCATATTAGCATCACATTGAAATCCTAACTGAAATTCAGTGAATACTCTGGTATGTGGGTAATTTATTTCACCCTCACCAGTATATCTACCTTTCAATGTTCCAGATGCTGCTTGTGTGTTTGGTAACTGTGCTTCGTCGCATAAAAACTCAAATACATTACGACTCATAGAGGGATTTCTAAAGTCATCCATTGAATCTCCAATTTTCACCACGAAATTATTGCTCATCGACATTCCGCCGTTGGCATTCATTATTCCTAAAAATCTATCTATTGACACGCTAAATACCTATGTTGGTACAATTATATTTATGGCATATTCTGGGATTTATAAACCTATCAATCCCAAAAAGTATCGTGGCAACCCAACTAGAGTTATCTACAGGTCACTTTGGGAACGGAAATTCATGGTGTTCTGTGATAATAACCCCTCAATTTTAGAGTGGGGGTCAGAAGAGGTTATCATACCATACAGAGCACCTGATGGTAAAGTGAGACGCTATTTTCCTGATTTCTATATAAAAGTCCGTGAAAAGACTGGGAAAATAACTAAGTATATAATAGAGGTTAAACCTAAAAAACAAACACAACCACCGAATGAGAAAAATAAAAAAACTGCTGCCTATCGTAATGCTGCATTAACGTACGCAAAGAACCAAACTAAATGGTCTGCTGCTCGTGAGTATTGTGAAGACAGGCAGATGAACTTCTTAATACTAACCGAGGATCATTTAGGAGTATGAACAAATGGCAACAGGATTCGCTGCTATCCAGCGTAACGCAATCACCTCCACGTCTGGATATAAAACACTGTTTGAAAAAATAACAGAAAAAACAAAGGGGGAAAAGAAAACATTTTCATGGTATCGCTCTGCTGTAAAGTCAGAAGCGAGTAGTTATAATAAAAATTTTAGTAAGTATATACTGAATGAAAAGAGTGATGATGTAGGTGCTGTACAGGATCAGGACGAAAATGAACTCCGTAGATTTCCTGTGCAAGGTCATCTTTACATGTTTGAATACAAAGCAAAGATGAAACACTTGAAGTATTATGACAAGTTTCCTTTAGTATATGTCATACAGGCAACTAAAAAAGGAGAATTTTGGGGTGCAAACTTACATTACATGACGCCAAAGAGGAGAATTATGGCGACAAGAAAGTTAATGGAGGGTAGGATTGACATTCCTAAGGTTTGCTTCCATAAATACTTGCAGTCTCAAGTAGATGGTCTAATGATTGACCTTGCTATTACTGAATGGGATACCGCAGTTCTTTTACCGACTGAAGAATTTGTTAAAAATGCAGGGAAAGTTTCATTTCCTGTTGATAAGGAAGAGGTTTGGAGTGATACCAAAGACACTTTCTATGACAAAATCAGAGGACAAAGATTAGTAAAAGGATATGGGACAAAGCAATCTAGGGAGATGGCAATCTAATGGGTGTAGCACCAAAAAAACCAAAATTTAAAGGTAAGTTTGTAAACCAAGTAGAGGAGACTTTCGGAACTAAACCTGGTTCTGGAATAGTTAATGCTGATGGATCTAGAAATAATAAGAGATCAGGTTATTGGAAGTGGAATGGTGTAGATTGGGTAAAGATTAGAAAAAAAGAGTTTGATGCTTTCCGTGGTTCAGATAGTTATGGAAAACCACCAGCAGGAGAGATAGATCAAACAGTTGCTTATAATTCAATTCGTTTCCCTGCAGACATTGCTAGTGGTGGTGACTCTTCTTATGTTTTATTTTCTTTCTACAAGTATAAACCACCGTTTCAAGATAAAGCTGGAGCAAGTAGTGGTCTCACTGTGAAAAAAAAGAATGGAACTAAGGTCGTACTAAAAAATAATGAATATGTAAACCAAGATCTTAATGCATATAATAGAGGAGGTGTTCTTTCTGAGGAATTTGAACAGGTAGATGGTTTAGCACAAATTATGTTATACATGCCAGATGATATTCAAGATGCATACAAAGCAGATTGGGAGGGTAAAGCATTTGGATCAATAACTGCTGGACTATTGGCAGCTGCTGGTAGAGATGGAGTAGGATATAAATTAAAAAGTGCTCTACAAACAGCGAAAAAAACAGCAGCAAACTTACCTGTGAACGCAGCTGCTGGTATCATAACAAATCTAGCGAAGGGTATAACTGGTGATCAAATAAATGCAAGTGATGTTTTTGGTGGTATCTCTGGTGTAGTAAAGAACCCTAATGTAGAATTGTTATTTCAAAAAATGAATCTAAGAACATTTGATTTGACATTTAAGATGTCACCTTATGATGCAGAAGAAGGTGAGAATATTCAAAGAATATGTCAGACATTTAAGAAAGCGATGTTACCATCCTACGATCTAGGAGATAGAAAAGTATTTGGTTTTGATAAGAATGAAAATGTAGCGAGTCAAAATAAAGATCCAGCATTAAACTCATCGTTTATTGCAGTGCCATCTGTGTGTCATGTTCAGTTTATGCATGGAGGTAGTCGTAATACATATGTTCCTAAGTATAAGATGTGTGCTATCACAGATGTTAATGTAAACTATACTCCAGATGGAAACTATGCAGTATTCCAAGGAGGTGCACCAGTTGCAACTGAATTAAAAATTAGTTTCATGGAAACAAAACTTGTATTTGCTGAGGATATTGAAATGATTGACATATCAGATGCACCAGCTGGTCAAGAGTATGGTGCTATGAGAAGTGATATTAGATTGAAAGAGAATATTACTAAGGTAGGAAACTCACCATCTGGTATCAATATTTACGAGTGGAACTACATAGGTAACACACAAAGATATCGTGGCGTCATGGCACAAGAGATACTTGAAAAACATCCAGAAGCTGTTGCACTACAACCAGATGGATACATGAGTGTTTATTATGGAAAAATAGATGTAAACATGGAGAGGGTAAAGTAAATGTATTTTTCTTTAACACCAGACATATTATATGATCAGAAACCAGTCAGTTATCCTTTCTCAGTATCTGATAAGATCATTGCTAAAAATTTCTTTCGTAGGTATAAACTTAACGATGATATATTTTCTGTTGCTGTTTACTTCTCAAAATATGCCATAATAGATACGGAAACTCCTGCAATGGTTGCCGAGAAAGCATATGGAAGTCCTTTTTATGATTGGGTAATACTTTTATCAAATAATCTAGTCAATGCACAATATGATTGGCCGATGAGTAACTATGATCTTGGTAAAGTTTTAGAGAAAGAATATGATGATCCATATACAGAGATACATCACTATGAAACAATAAAGATTGCTCAATATCCTGCTGGAATGAGAGTAGACAAAGCATTCTATGATAAACAACACAAACTAAACATTGATGGTAATATAGTATTAAAAAATGGTAGTGAAATTTGTGGTCCTGTTACAGTTGCTAGTCACTACAACAATGAAAATGAAAAGAAAAGAAATATATTTTTACTAAAACCAGCATACTTTGCAGCGTTTGTAGATGACTTTAGAAAACAAAGTTTATATAAAAAATCTGACAGTTATATTAATAGAAGTTTAAAAGAAACTACTTGACTTTTTTGACAAAAAAATACCCAGAAAAATTTTCTGGGTATCATAGAATTCAGTTTGCGAATTTGGATTTACTCTTCTGCAAGACGTGCAAAGTATGAGAGTGCATCGTCATCTTCAACGATTGCTTCTTCTTTCACAGGTGTTGGTGCTGCAGCAACTGGTGTTGGTGGTGCAACAACTTCATACTCTTCATCATCTACTGTAGGTGCTACTGGTCTTTGACCTATTGCAAGAACTAGATTGAGACGACGCTCAAGATCTTCATAAGACTTGAACTGATCCTTAGAAGTGAATGCTTCTAACGAGTGTTGTGATTTCCATGTTGTTTCCAATTCAGAATCATCTGAACTAAGAGCACTAACACTATCAAACTCACTACTGTCATAGTTCCAGTATCCTGCTACCTTTTTAATCTTCAACTTGAAGTTAGCACCTTCCCAGAAATCAAATACATTTACTGGTTCCTCATCTTGGAACTCAGGTTGCATTGCTGCAAGTATCTTGTCATGGATTTTCTTACCATACTTATACAAGAATACTTTGCCCTCGTTCTCAGGGTGCTTAGGATCCTTAACGACTAAGATGTTGCTGTAGTAAGAGAGTTTTCTCTTTTGCTTACGAGCAGTCTCTTTGTCTGTGTCTTCACCACTGTTCCATAGTCTGCGGTTGACTTCACCTACTGGATCTTTCTCACCTAATGTAGTGAGAGAGTTCTCGATGTACCAACCACCAGGTCCTTGAAATGCGTGTGAATATACCTTTGCCCATGGGATTGTCTCACCATCAGGGGCGGGTAGGAATCTGATTACTGCGTAACCATTTCCAGAAGCGTCAACCTCAGGTTTCCAGAACCTTTCATCAACTTGTTTACCAGTGGAGGACTTCTCTAGTTCTTTCTGTAAGAAAGAGAAGTTGTTCTGGGATTTACGCTTTAGATCTGCGAATGACATAGATTACCTCGGATTATTTTAGATTTGGTTTATGTGATGCCCTATCACTTGAACATTATAACAGGCACAGGTAAGGGCGTCAACCCTGTGCCTCTGTTTGTCTTTTCATATTCTGAACTTTGTCTAACAGTTCTGAGAACATGTTTTCAATACTTGTATCAGGTGTTGCACCTAACATTATAATGCCTTGTTTCATTGTGTCAACCACAGATTTTGCTTCTGGATCATCACTCAACTTGGCACGAGCATAGAATATCTTTTGTTTTTCTATGAGGGTTTCGAGTGCTTCAAAGTATTCCATCTTCCGATCCTTATCTAATAATATAAAATTCATAGCGGATCTGAAACAGAACTGTTGAAGTTCCATCATCTCTTGAATGTCTCCACGGACGATATCTGACTTAAAGAAACTCATACTAGCATTAGTTTGGCACGACTGGTTTTTTTCATGAAGTTTAATTGCTGTGCCTCGTGACGGAGTTTTTCCTTCAGAGGTTTGCTTATTAATTTATTTACACTATCTAATTCAATCTCATTCAATTCACAGTAGTGGATAACCGAATCAATATAGTTCATCTCAGGATTGTCGAAGGCAATCTTCTCCACTTCTTGCGAGAATCTCGCAGCGGTCATAAATTTATCCTCTAATAATTGTTTTTTGTCCATATCGTTCTTGGTATTCGTCGATGTAACCCATCAACTTAATGAAAAATTCTTTTTTAGGTGGTAGTACCTTGACTTGAGTCTCTCCATTTTCACAAGAAACGATTGTAACGATCTGTTTTACTGTCAAACCGTACAGTTCTTGTAGCATACAAGCATACGCTACTTCTTGCACAAAATAATCATGCAAGTATTGTTCTCGTTTTGGTTCTGCTGCTGTTTTAAAATCAATTATAGACAGCACACCATCAAACTCAGCAATGCAATCAACTCTTCCTGCCAACTCAAGATGCCTACTATAAAGTGCTGCTTCTTGGAGGTATATATTATTTATCCTATCTAAATCTTGGATACTATGCTGAAACATTAAGACTGGAAGTGGATACTTTCCATACTTTTTTAAGTCTAACTCATTGTTTAGATAGTCTTCTACGATTGAATGATATTTTGTACCTCTGCTGGTAGATCTTGCACAAATATTATCTGCCTTATCTTTACCAACTCGTTCTCGCCATCGAGCAATTGATTGTTTCTTCTTTGCGTTACTATTAATCACAGTAGTGACAGATGGAAACCTATCTCCTTCTGGTGTAGCATAAAGACGTTTGCCTTCTACCATTGTAGCACACAATTCAATAGGGTCAAGTCCTACGTGATTAAATGTCTTCATAATCCTAGATTAATTTTACTTATTAAGTAAGATCTAACAAGACCAGACCTAACGATGTCATCAATACCAAACTCTACCAATGAAAACTCATCCATGTTTTGAATGATGCGTTGGAAGTCTAGGATGCCTGTACGTTCGTTGTTCTTTAACAAGTCTGTTTGTGCAGCATCACCACAGAATACTATCTTA